CATCCGCTGATGAATCAACCATCAACGGTGAGAACGTATCTTCAAGCACCACAGCTGCATACCTAACCGCTGCTCTTGCACGTAAAGGTGTTGCCAAGCTTCGTGGCGCAAACGTACAGCCACGTGATGGCGGACTCTACACAGCACTAATTCACCCAGATGTATCTTATGACCTTCGTTCCGAAGCTCAGAGCTCTGGTTCTGCTGTATGGCAGTTGCCTCACACCTATACAGAGGCTGGCGTTGCCAACCTTTGGAATGGTGAAATCGGTATCTTCGACCAAGTTCGTTATATCGAATCTCCACGCTGCGAGTCAGTATCTGGCTCTGGCACTTCAAAGGTATACGCAACTGTTCTTCTCGGAAAGCAGGCTCTTCTTGAGGCTGTTTCTTACGAGCCAAAGACAGTTATCGGTCCTGTGACAGATAAGTTGATGCGCTTCCGCCCAGCGGGTTGGAAGGGTCTACTCGGATGGAACATCTTCCGCAAGGAAGCACGTTACGTCATCCAGACCAAGTCAAGCATCGCAACAGCGTAGTTTACTTAGTGAGAGGGGTGGGCAACCACCCCTCTCCACATAAGGAGATAAATGGCTAAGAAAAAGAAGGCTGAAGAATTACCAATTGATTTCTTTACGCCACTCCAGCAATACGCAGTACAAGCACACGAGTTATACAACTCGTTTGCACAGGCAGGATTTACCGAAGGTGAAGCGTGGGAACTAATGGTTCGCCATTTACCTGATTGGGAATTAGAAGAACCAGAGTTTAGTGAAAAGGGAGAAGAGTAATGCCAAAAGTAGGAAAGAAAGAATTTGCATACACCGCTAAGGGTATGGCAATGGCAAAGATGGAAGCTAAGAAGACTGGCAAGAAGATGGCAGTAAAGAAGCCTAAGCTAAAGAAAAAGTAATGTCGTCTGGTAAGTACAAATCGAAACATAGTTTTAACCCAATACAGATTAAAGATGGAATGATAGTTCGTCTTCGTAAAGACGGACGTATTCAATCGATACTAGGAAAAGTCGGGGAGTATAAGAAGAATGGACCCAAGGCTAAAGAGGGCGGGAGTAGCAGGGTTTAATAAACCTAAGCGCACACCCAGTCATCCCACTAAATCCCATGTTGTCGTAGCCAAATCTGGCTCACAAGTAAAGACAATTAGGTTTGGTCAGCAAGGTGTATCAGGCTCTCCTAAGAAGGCTGGAGAAACAAGGTCTTACCGCCAACGTCGCCAATCATTCAAGGCTCGTCACTCTAAGAATATAGCCAAGGGTGTTATGTCCGCAGCATATTGGGCAGACAAGGTGAAATGGTAATGGCAAAGATATTTCGTGGACCAACCATGACAATTAAGCTTGGTCTTCAATATGACCTTTGGTTTGTTTCTTATCCATGGGGCAAGACAGTTGTTAAGAAGAATGGAACTTGGTCAACCATAGTTTCACCACAAGATAGCAGCTTAGCTGACTATGACAAGGTGCTTCGTGGTGGATATGACAACCCAATTACTGACGCAGAGGCAGCAGAGTTAACTGCTGCAGGATACGGTGAATACATTGTCGAAGTGTAGAAGTGGATGTACAACTCAAGACCATGAGTCTTGGGGAGATTGTCTTCGTGCAGCTAATTTAAGTATTAGCAATGAGCATGTATCAGCCGATATTAAAAATACAGATAAAGAATTGAGCGCATATCGTGACGCTCGCAAGCAAGGAATTCAACCTGCTTCAACAAAAATGAAAGACATTCAAAAAGCGGTCAGAGCATCTGACCTTATTGGAAGGGCAGCGCAAGCATAATGGCAACACTAAACCAGCTGACCGAACAGACCCTTGGTGAAGTTAACTCTTACGTCAAGAACCAAGAATCAGTTACGGTTATTACCAGCGCTACAACCGCTGGCGACCAGACTCTATTGGTTGATGATGCTACTGCGCTAAGCAAGGGCATTGTTGAAATAGATGATGAACTAATTTACTTAAAGAAGATTATTCCAACCAGCGGTACTATCCAAGTTCTTGGAACTACTGGCAATATTATTGGTCGTGGCTGGCGTGGTACTACAGCAACAAGCCATGTAACTGGTTCGGTTGTACGCAACAACCCAATCTTTCCTCGCAATCAAGTTAAGCGAGCAATTAACGAAACTATTAAAGCAATGAACTTTCCAGTTATTACATACCACACATTTACTTTTAATGGCGCTGATTATTCATACCTACTACCAGATGCGTTAGAAGATATAACTGGTATCTCATGGGATGTCCCAGACTCAACAGGCGTATGGCAAATTATTAAAAACTATCGAGTCGATAAAAATTATTATGACACCACTACTTCAACAATCAAGCAAGCTTTGATTCTAAAAGAATCACCAATGCCTGGTCGTACAGTCAATGTTCAATATACAAAGTTCCCAACAGTTATTACAGATAACCAAGAATTAACTGTTAGTGGTCTTCCAGCATCCTGCGAAGATGTCGTTCGCTTTGGTGCTATGTATCGCCTACTTACAACAGTAGACCCTGGAAAGGTTACGGCAACTACAGTATCTGCAGATGCCCTCGACCAACCAGTTCAAGCTGGTGCTTCTACCAATGCTGCAAAGTATTTGTTCCAGCTTTACACCGTTCGTTTGGCAGAAGAAATCGCTAAGCAACAAGCCAACTTCCTAAACACAATACAGTATACGAGGTAATACATGCCAACAATTGCACGTTATTATAGCTCAACCGCTGCTAAGACAACATTGTCTAGCGCTATTGACGCTAGCACGACAAGCACAAGCTTGTCGCTGGCTGCTGCTTCTGGTTTACCATCGCAGTATCCATTCACACTTATTCTTGAAAAGGATACCGCTAACGAAGAAATCGTAACGGTAACCGCCCTCGTTGGTACTGCATATACGGTAACTCGTGGCGTTGATGGCACAAGCTCCAAGGCACACTCAGTTGGCGCAATTGTAGAACACGGTGTTTCTGCATTGGACTTTTCTGATTTTCGTTCACATGAAGCAGCAACTTCTGCACATGGAGTAACTGGAGATATTGTTGGCACAGGTGGAGCACAGACCCTGGCTTCTAAAACTCTTACATCACCAACAGTTAACACACCAACTATTGCTGGTGCAACAATCAGCGGTACGTTTACATCTACCGCAACAATTACTGGTGGCACATACTCCACCGCAACTTTAGGTTCTGACTTATCTGCTGGTGGATTTAAGATTACAAACCTTGCTACACCAACATCATCTAGTGATGCTGTTCGTAAAGACTTTGCTGATGCTCAAGTAACCGCTGCAGCAAGCTCTGCTACGGCAGCAGCGTCTAGTGCTACAGCAGCAGCAACTAGCGCTACATCAGCTGCAAACTCAGCTAATACTGCAGCAGCATCTGTAGCAACTATTGCTTCATATGTAACAGCAGCTGCCACCTCAGCATCAAGTGCTTTAACTTCTCAAACTGCAGCTGCCAGCTCTGCTACCGCAGCGTCAACGTCAGCAGCTTCTGCTCTTGCATCTCAATCTGCAGCAGCTACATCTGCAACATCAGCATCTAACTCAGCAACAGCAGCAGCAACTAGTGCTTCATCTGCATTAACTAGCCAAACTTCGGCAGCAACATCTGCAACGTCTGCAGCAACAAGTGCAACCAGTGCAGCCAATAGTGCTACCACAGCTGCAGCATCTGTTGCCTCAATTGCAGGGTATGCAACCGCTGCAGCATCAAGTGAAACCGCTGCTGCTTCTTCGGCTACTGCTGCTGCTACATCTGCATCATCGGCTTCTACATCAGCATCTAGTGCTTTAACATCACAGACCTCTGCAGCAACCAGCGCTACTAGCGCTGCTGCAAGCGCAACCGCTGCTGCGACAAGTGCTACATCGGCTGCTAATAGTGCTACAACTGCATCTAACTCTGCAGCAACTGCGACCACATCTGCTTCTGAAGCAGCGACATCAGCCTCATCTGCAGCAACATCTGCATCTTCGGCTGCTACCTCAGCAAGTTCGGCACAGACTTCTGCCACTAGCGCAGCAACAGTATATGACCAATTTGATGACAGGTATCTTGGGTCTAAGACAACGCCTCCAACATTAGACAATGATGGAAATGCGTTACTTACTGGTGCTCTTTATTTTAACTCAGCAACTGGTGAAATGTCAGTATGGACTGGTTCTGCCTGGGCTGCAATCAACTCAGCTAGCGCTTACTCAGCACCAACACTTGGTTCAACACTTATATCTTCTGGTACAACAATT